ATTGGGAGCATAAAACAAGATGTCAAAAAAGACACCTTCGCAGGGTTTCAATTATAAATTTGAAATTGTCTTTGACAAGAAGAAAGAGACAACCCTACAGAAAATAAAGAGGTGGATCAGTAAACAGAAACCACCACTTAATATTATTCTAAAATATCTTTTCTCATACATAGAAAAAATGTATTGGGATGGTAAAGTCTTACAGACTATGGCAGGAGTTGACTTAGAAACTAAAAAATTACATGAACTATGGGAGGCAGATGACAAACAAATCACCCCGCACACAGTGGAGACAGGAGTATTTGGCAAGGAAGGCTGGTCTATCCAAATTTCAAATCCGATTGTTGGAGGAAGGACCGAAGAGTCTGAGTCAAGCATGGTATCTGGGAGCACTGCACCAAGATTACGAGAAGATGATGGGGATAAAGAAACCTCCAACTCGTGAGTCTGGACATCAAACAACATTAAAAGAGTTTTTTTCTAGGTGGAAATGAATGGATCTATGGAAAAATTATAAAGCTACAGTTGCAAAAATTTTTCCAGATATGAAATTTGTTCAGCGACATGCTGAATGGACTAATGATAAAGGTGTAAACCTAACTGCTGATTTATACTCAGGAGAACACATTATAAAGTCTAGACAAGTTGAAATTTGGGACAATAAAAATTGTAGTATTCACAACAATATAATATACCCTAGAACAGGATCTAATTTACCCTGTTTTGGTATGGATCTCATGGGAATGAGTGATAAGAGAGTTGTCATTGTGTTTGATTTTCAACACCCCGTAGAAAAATACTTGTTTTACACACCAGACTTACCTAAAGTAGAAGGTAAGTATAGATTTTTTGAAGCAGGTAATCATTTTTCTGACAATCTAGTTGTTAGATATTGTAAACCTGATGAGGTAGACGAACATTTGCCTCTGTTTACAAAATATCTACAATATTATAAAGATATGCTGAACGAACATCAACCAATTGGAACTGATACTACACAGTATGTTGACTTTGATAGGTATATGATAAGACTTGATCCTATTTCTGGATACTTATCTAGTAGATTTGGTAAAGAAAAGTCCCATAATCTAATTAAAGAATTCTTTTTCAGTTATGCATAAAAATGGCAAGAGAAATAATTAATGACCTAGCTGATATTATTCGTGATCATCAAGAAACTCTACCTAACATAGAGGAATTGGATGTTAAGGATAAATTCAAGGAGGTTTATAAAGAAACTGAAGATGGCAACTTAGTCATTGAGAATGACATGCACATGTGTACTGGATTACGCAAGGTGCACATGGAGATTGCTAGTCTAGGACCTCTGGATATCCTGCATTGCATCTGGTATCCAGACCCTGAGTTTGATTTGCCTATTTTTGGTGCTGATATTGTAGCTAATAAGAAGATTGTCACTGCTGCTATCACAGACATCTCTCCTGTAGATGGTCTAGACCACCCAATTTATGAGGATATTGAAGGTATTAGTCAGTATTATAGTTTTAAACACAATAGAGAGATACCTACATGGGGTACTATCTTTTCACCCTATAGTAAATTTGCAAGACTAGATGATAGTGAGGAAATTGGTAAATTTTGTGACGTAGTAAACGAATATCTTGATGTATTTGTAGGTGCTGTATGGAAATCAACTATGAATTACAACAGAGCAGACGAAAGATACGAAGGACAGATAAATTATTGTGAAAAACAGAAGAAAAATGATAAAACTAGAAAAATTTTAGAGAAATATTTTGGAGAAAAATGGGCAGATGACTACATTAATGAGGTATTATTTGACGAACCCTAAATAATTAAAAGTGATACTATGAGCAAGTGGTTGATTATGAAAATTCCTGGTACTACAAAGGTACAGCTTTCACTTCTGACGATATTGGCAATTTCTTCGGTTACGTCTACCTCATTACTAATAAGTCAACAGGTAAAAAGTACATCGGTAGAAAGTATTTTGTGCAGAAGCGTAAACCTAAAGGAGGCAAGAGACGAGTTACTTCTGAGTCAGATTGGAAACGCTATTACGGATCCTGTCCAGAACTCAAGGAGGACATCAAACTACTTGGAAAACCCTCTTTCTCAAGAGAGATTTTAAGTCTGCATACTACCAAAGGTAGAACTAACTATGAAGAGACTAGACAACTTTTTTTACATGACGTCTTAACAAAAACCTTGACAGATGGTACACCTGCATTCTATAATTCTAACATTCTTGGTCGTTATTACAGGAAAGATTATTTTGGCAACGAAGATGACTGAAACTTTTACTGGAATCCCTGCACCTGAGTTTTTACCAGATGATCCATGGTTCGGACCTGCGATTTATTCTAAAAAACAACAGGATTATATGATTGATCAACTAGTAAAAGAAAATCTAATCATCTTAGAAAATAATGGCAGTGAAGAACTAGACAATATTCATGAAATCATGTATAATTTATCTACAAAATGGAAATTGAGTGGTGGATCAGAAAAAGCTTGGTGTTGACTCATCTATTTTAAATTTGTTTCCAGTTCCTATTTTTACTGTAGATAATTTTTTAACAGATGATGAAAAAAATTACTTGCTCTTGGAAGTAGATAAAGAAAATCACCATAAGCATTCTGCTTTTACCGAATCTTCTTTTACTATACACGGATCAGGAATTAATTTCTTGCAAAAATCTAATTTTCATGGTATATTTGAAAAGACTACAAATTTGTTAAATGAGTTTGCCAGCACATATGGAATTGAGAGGTTGAAAATAACAACTTCTTGGTCAAACATACAAAATTCTGGGAGTGAGTTAATAGATCACATGCATCCTAACTCAAAAATTTCTGGATGTATCTACTTAAATGTAGATGAGGATAGTTCTAAAATATATTTTCATAATCCAAATCCATATGTTATCTTTGAAAATTTTACTCATCCATCTCCATACAATCACCACTATTACTGGTTGCAACCTAAAAACAATCAGTTAATAATGTTTCCTAGTTGGTTAAAGCATGGATCTAACAATGAAAAAAACAAAACTAATGGTAGAGTTTCCATAGCTTTTAACTCTGAATTAATTTAGTATGAAACCACATGTATATCCTGTTTTTGCCTCTCCAGTAACAGTGTTTATTGTGGAGGATGATTACTCAGATCTAGTAAAGTTAAAGAAATTCTCCTATACTTCTAGCAAAGAAATTGGAGCAGAAAAATCACATACAACTAGTGACAAATATGTTCTAAACAGTTTGCCTGAGATAAAAAATATTTTTTCTAATTATTTTTCTAATTTTAAAAACACTATTCTCGGATTACAAACAACTGATTTTATTATGACTACATCGTGGGGAACAAAGACAGATAAGAATGGATTCTGTCAGTTCCACAATCATAAAAATTCTGTTTATAGTGCAGTTTTTTATTATGATGAAATTAATTCTGGCAATTTAGAATTTCTTTCTCCCATATTAAATCTTGAGAGTGTTCAATTAAATGAATCGTCTAGTGATAACTTTCTTTTTTCAAAATCTTTTTATGTAGAACCACAAAAAGGATTGTTAGTCTTCTTTCCTAGTTATCTAATGCATAGGATAACTAAAAATAATTCAAAAAATAGTAGATACTCTTTAGCCATGAACTTTTTCCCAACTGGAGAAATTGGATCTGGAGATTCTTCTATAAAACTTAACTGGAGTTAATTATTAGTGAGTACCCTTACAACAATATTTTCTACTCCACCATTAATGGTAGAAAAGTATTCTGGTGATATAAAAACAATACAAGAATATGCTGAAAGTATAAGTTATCATGACAATCAGAACAGTTATGCATCTGATAATACTTTTGTTATGAATGACGATGTTTTTAAAGACTTAAAAATTTTTGCTGAAGAATGCATTAGAGAATACACTCTGAATGTTTTTAATAGTGATCATAAGTTTGCTATTACTCAATCTTGGATTACTAAAAATGATTTTGGTCAAACTATTGATATACATAGTCATCCTGGAAGCATACTTAGTGGAGTCTTTTATATTAATTTACCTAAAGACTCTGGATGTATAGAATTTAACAGAGGAAAATCTGTATTTGAGATACAGATTAACAAAGACTGTTCTAATCCTTGGATGTCTGATAGGTATAGAGTTTTTGCTGAAACAGGATACCTATTATTATTTCCTAGCAACATTCTTCATTCTGTAAAAATGAATAATGTAAATCAAACTAGGTATAGTTTAGCATTTAATTCATTTCCCACGATCCCAGTTGGAGACATTGACTTTTTAACCTATCTGTATTAAAATATTCAAATGAAATATCATTTATATGATGAAAACTACAATCATAAAGGCAGTTTTGAATCACTGCAGAAGATGAGAAACTATTTGTGCGAGAGAAAATATGATAATGATGACAGAACATACATGGAAGATACATTTGATTACATTAAATCTATAAGGTGGCACTGGGATATAGAAGAGTAGTTGACACCAACCACAAATTCGTTTATAATTTAGAAAAAGTCATTAGACTATATAATTAACATTATGCAAATTTTCTTAGACACAGCTGATTTTAGTGAGATTAAAGACAGATATGAAACTGGTCTAATTTCTGGTATAACCACTAACCCTACACTAGTTCGTAAGTCTGGTGTAAGTTACTTTGATTTCATTTCTTTGCTCTCTAAAGAGTTTAGTTTTGAAAGTATTTCAGCAGAGGTTAATGGAAATACTGCTAGTGAAATGATTGAGAATGCTGAACAATACATTAGTATTGGATCTGAAATTACAATCAAACTTCCTCTTACTAGAGAGGGTCTTATTGCTTGTAAGGATCTTTCCGATCAAGAAATAAAAACTAATGTAACTCTTTGTTTCTCTGTTGCACAAGCAGCGATGGCAGCAATGGCAGGAGCAACATACATCTCACCATTTGTAGGTCGTCTTAATGACAATTCATTCAGTGGTGTAGAATTAGTACGTGGTATTGCAGATTTATACTGCACTCAGTCAGCAGAGACAAAAGTCCTTGCTGCTAGTTTACGTGACGTACATCATGTATCTCGCTGTTTCTTATATGGTGCTTCTGTAGCTACATTACCTACAAAAGTATTTGATAAGATGTATAATCATGTATTGACAGACGCAGGTCTAGCAATTTTTGAAGAAGACTTTAAAAATCTAAAAGCATGATTGAAATTTATTCAAGACCAGGTTGTCCTTTTTGCAGCAAACTTATACAGGTTGTTGAATATGAAGGTTTACCACATCTAGTGTACGTATTAGATAGAGATTATACTAGAGAAGACTTCTATGAAAAATTTGGTGAAGGTTCTACCTTTCCACAACTTATATTAGATGGTATTCATCTAGGTGGATGCCAAGAATCTATCAAATACATGCAAGAAGAGAAAATTTGTTGTCAGGTATGATAGAAATAACTGAAAAAGAATTTGAAAACCGTAAGGACTACTACTGTGACAAAGCAGAAAGTGGCACAGTGGTTCTTGTAGAGAAACCTGACGGTGCTAAAATACTTGTAGTTCCACAAAATCCAAACGACTTAAATTATGACTACCTCAGAAACCACGACGACGGGTGCTAAGACACAAATTATCTTAGAGAGATATCCATATCGTTATGTTGAGTGTGGAACCCTTGATAATGGGTTTCCAGACTACCGTATACAAAAGTATAATACATGGAGTGGACGTTATAGAGACATGTATCTCCTAGATAATAGTACCCAACTTGATTATGCTATAGAAGATTTTGAATATACCAAGTGGTTAGACCCAGATCCTGAGGTAGCAGCATACCCTAGAGATTCAGACACAATTACATCCCCTTACACATCATGAGCGTAAAATCACAACTAGAAAAAGCAGAAAAAGCTATGCGTCATGCATTAATTGCTGCTCTAGCAGAAGGAGAAGATGAGTATCTAACAGAACTATTCAACACGCTTAGTTCTGTTAGTGATCTAAAGAAGAAAGTTAACAACACTATTCGTTTTACTGATAATACAGCAGATTATTATAGTAAATTAGATGACCCAACTCTTGATTATTCTTTTGAGATAGTTACTAAAAAGAACGGAAAAGATCTAGATGTCTTGGATAATGTGATTCAATTCCCCAAACTAACTGATTAACCTTTAATAAATACTTCTAGCTTAGAAATATTGTCTTCAGGACTAGAAGTATGTCAAAATTACTTGCGAACCAAATCGCTAATTATGGGGATGATGCTCCCATTGAGATCAAAGAGGGTCTCAATATCCCTGCTAGTAAACCTATACAAGCAGCAGGTATTTCTGGAGCTTCTGGTCAGGTTCTAACTTCTACTGGAACTTCTATTTCTTGGACAACTCCTTTTGACGGCGATTATAATACTCTTACTAATAAACCTACTATACCTGCAGCACAGGTAAATTCTGACTGGAATGCATCCAGTGGTGTTGCAGTTATTTTAAACAAACCAGTTGTTCCACCACTACCGAGTGTAACCTTAACTGCTGCTGGATCATCAACTCTTACATATAATGCACAGAATGGTGAGTTTACTTTTACTCCACCAGATCTTTCTTCATACCTGACAACATATACTGAGACAGATCCTATATTCTTAGCACATCCATCATATGGAATTACAACTACAAAAATTAGTAATTGGGATACAGCATATGGTTGGGGTAATCATGCATCGGCAGGGTATCTAACTTCCTATACAGAAACTGATCCTGTATTTTCTGCTTCTGAAGCTGCAAGCATCACAGCACAAAATAAAACTAACTGGAATACAGCATATGGTTGGGGTAATCATGCTACCGCTGGTTATCTGACATCATACACAGAAACAGATCCTGTGTTCTTAGCATCAGCAGCTGCTGGTGTGACAACTCAGTTAGTATCTAATTGGAATACTGCATACACATGGGGAGATCATGGTGTTGCTGGATACTTAACAGATATTACTTCATCTTCTGTTGGATCATTGAGTGATGTTGCTATCTCTGGTGCACAAAATGATCAGTTATTAAAATATAATGGCACAAACTGGATAAACTTTACACCAAATTATCTAACTTCATTTACAGAAACAGATACACTAGCAACTGTTACTGCTAGAGGTGCCTCTACAACTACACCAACCACATTCCTCAATGTAACTGTAAGTGGAAACTTAAGTGTTCTTGGTACAACTACATCAAATAATACTAGCGTTTTAAATGTATCAAACAATGAAATTGTTCTTAACGATGGACAAACGTCTGGTGTATTAAATGCTGTCATTAAAAATGAAAGACAACAACCAGGTACACCTGGTGGTGATCCTGATGTAGATATTCGTTGGAATGAAGTTTCTGATAAGTGGCAGTTTACTAATGATGGAACTAATTATTACAACTTACCAACTGCAGCATCTGATCTTACAAATGATGCTGGATACTTAACATCAACTGGATCTATTAATAGTCATACTGATGTTGTAGTTAGTTCTCCTCAGAACGATCAGATATTAAAATACAATGGAAGTCAATGGGTAAACACTACATTTAGTACTACTGCTCAAGTTGCTGTTTCAGATGCAGCACCAAGCAATCCACAACCTGGCGATATGTGGTGGAAGTCTGATGAAGGAACACTCAAGATTTATTACTCAGATGTTGATACAAACCAGTGGGTAGACGCTTCACCTATTGGTGATCCATTTGAGAACACTTATGCAAGTATTGCGTTCTTCCCTCAAGCAAATGTCAGTGAAGGTGCTTTTGCTTTCTCAGAAGCTACTGATGCAATGTACTATTCCAACGGTACAAGTTGGACTAATCACAGAATTGTTACTACTGATAGTGCTACCACATCAGACTTTTCCACATTACTTGCTAATACTCAAAGAAGTTATACTCTTGACGCAGTTGATTACACTGCTGGTGGAACACCAGCATTCAACGATGCAAGAAAGATACTAAGACTCAGTGATTCTCAAGGTGTTCAAAGTGATGTTGTTCTTACAGCTGGAACAGGACTATCACTTATTAAGTCCAACAATGAAATTACATTTAACAATACCATATCCGATACCACATATGGTATTTCTTCTGAAACAGGTGCTGGTTCTAATGCCACCTTTAGACTTACTGGAAGCGATGGTTCAGTAGACAACATTACATTTGCTGGTGCTGATGGATTGACCGTAGAAAATACGGATGCAAATACTATTACATTTAGAGCACCTAACATTTCTACTCAGTTGTATACTGATGAGAAAGCACAGGATGCTATCGCTACTATGTTTGCCAATGGCACACATACAAACATCACATTTACATATGACGATGCTAACAATTCCATTAGTGCTTCAGCACAAGGTGGTGGAGGTGGTGGAGGAACCACATATGATCTATTAGGAACTAGCACAACAAGTAACAATGCTATCCTTAGACTTCGTGATGCACTTAACAATGATGATGATATTGAAATTACTGGTAGTAACGGTACATCTGTAACATGGGATGGTGCTAACAATAGAATTACTCTCAGTAGCACAGAACCAGTTCAACCAGATTGGGACGCTACATCTGGATTAGCACAAATTCTAAATAAACCAAGCATTCCTTCAGCATATACTTTACCAATTGCTTCATCTACTGTTCTTGGTGGATTTAAAGTTGGTGCTAACTTAACAATTGATCCATCTACTGGTGTTCTTGATGCTAATCCTGGCTCATACACATTACCAACAGCAGATGCAACAACTCTTGGTGGTATCAAGGTTGGTTCTGGTCTTTCTATTGATGGTAATGGTGTTTTAACTGCTACTGGTGGTTCTACCGTTCCGCAAATTCAAGATTTATCAGGAACTACAGCATCACTTGCTGATGACGCATCTGCTGAACTAAATATTACAGGATACAAAGCCTATTCGTTATTTAAGATTACTACCGATGCAGGAGCATGGGTAAGAGTCTATGTAGATGATGCATCTAGAGATGCTGATACTACAAGAAGTGAAGGACAAGATCCTTCGCCAGGTAGCGGTGTTATTGCTGAAGTAAGAACGTCTGGAGCAGAGTCAATTCTGATTTCACCTGGCATTATGGGATACAATAATGACAATCCAAGAACGGATAACATTTACCTAGCAGTCACTAATAGAAGTGGCGCAGCAACCACAATCACAGTCACTCTAACAGCACTACAAATAGGAGAATAACAAAGATGGCAATTTTAAAGTCAGTCGTTGATGTCAATAACGGCAACACTGGTTGGACTAAATCTGATGTACTTGATGCTTTAGAGACTGTGTTTGCCAACCTTGGATGGAACAATGGAACAGCAGCTTCTGGTGTGCCATGTGTTATAAAAGCACCAGGATGGAGTGGTGGAAATAGTAGTCTAGATCTAAACAAATACAGCAATACTTCATCACAGTGGTATAATAGCAGTAATCTTGCTACAGATAATTTTGAACATTGTGGAGGACCTGTTGCTCCTAACGGTGGTAATATAACTAGATATTTTATTGTAAGTAATAATGGTACTAGTGCTTATAGAATGGTAGAAGAGTTTAGAATTAATGGAAGTACCTCTGTAGAACTTAATGCTCCTGATCAAATCGCAGATAGTAGACATGGATTGCAAACAGGTGATGCTGTACATTACGCTCCTGGAATTACATCTCCTGATGCTTCTAAAGTGATTGGTGGACTGACTGTAGATACAATTTACTATGTTATCAAAATAGATGATACTAATTGGAGTGTAGCAGCTAATCCTACAGATGCTGCCAATGGAACTGCTATTAATATTACTGCTGCTTCACAGACTGGATATTATTTTAGGAGACAAGATAGTGCTGCATTAGATAACATTACAATCACTTGTAAACTAGGAGATACACTCAACTTTATTACTTCTGATGCTAGTGGTGCTGGCGGTACATTTAATATTGTATACAATAGTGATTCATATGATGCTAATAAACTTTTAGTAAAGAGAACTGGTGATAATTGGCAAACTGCTCCATCAGGAAATGGTTCTGATGGTTCTGTTGATACAGTATGGGATACTCAAGGATATAAACAGACTGAGAATGAAGTTTTAGATCCTGTCAGAGCACCAGGTGATGGAACTGGAACTGCTACTGGTGATGGTGGAATCATCAAATACATTTATGCCAATAGTACAAACGCTTCTATGAAGGGAGAGATTGTTGTAGAACCATGGGTCTTTTTTAATGGTAGTAGCTTTAATCCATATTGGAAGTATACTGTTCCTGCTAGTGGAGGTAGATCTGAATTAAAACTAAGAGTTTATAGAGGTAATAGGTGGTATGATCAAGCATACATTGTTGCCATCACTATCAATAGTATTGGATCTGGTTGGACTGATGATGCTGTATTCACGATACCTGGCGAAGAGATAGGTGGTGTTGCAACAACAAACGACGTGACCTTTGGTGTCAATGCTGATGAAACTTCAAACGGTGCTGCTGATGGTACTCCTTCTATTGGTGTGACAGATCTTAAGTCTGGATCTAACTTCTATCAAAAACATCCTAGTGGGTTTTATGCTATTGCTAGAGTAGAACATGATGCTGCCAAAGAATTTGGCACAACATACTATGGTTTTGGAATGGATCCTGATAATGATTATCAGTTGACTATAACTAGTGGTTGTCAATGGAACTACTTAAACTATCCAGGAATTCATTATAATATTGGAACTAATGACACTATTGCTTTCGGAAGATATGATGGACAATCAGGATTAGATTTTCAAAGTACTTACAGTTATGTCAGAAGAGAAGAAGGTCAAGATACTTATTGGAGAACAATGAATTACGCAACTAATTCAACTCCAACAGCATACCCTCTTGCTATTAGAGTTTACAGAGCACAATCTCCTCAAGATACTGACTTTGCTATCATTCAATTTACTCAGACAATTAATGGAGTTATTCAACCATACGGAACATTTACTATAGCAAAAGGATCACAGCATGGTGCTGGTGTATATGATTTAGATCATGTATTCCAAGATGCTGTGATGATAGTTGATACAGCTACAAGAACCGTACAGTTCAAATATGGTAATACTCAATATAATTATTACGCAGGTATTACCGAACCAGCTGATAGTAATACTAAAACAAGAGCAGCAAGTTATGGATACATGAGAGATGAAGATCCTGATACTGATTATGGTAGTCAAACTACATCGTTTACATGTAATATTGATACAGATAATGGTTCAAATCAGTATGGATCTTCTATGAAAACTTACTATAGAAATAGCACCTATGACAGTTACTCTTACACTAGTGCCACCTATGGTCTTACTACTAATGCAATGAGTTCTTCTGCTGATTATTATAAACCTATCAAAGGTCTTCCAATTACTAATGCTTGTTTACCAATTCCTTACTATCTACCAGATGATTTTGTAATGTTACAGGTAGCAACAACTCCTGGTCTAGTTTCATTTAGAACTGGTGATACTGTAACTATAAGTGGATCTGAAATATATGAAATTATTATGGCTTCATATGAATCACAACAAAATGGACTTGACAATGTAAACAACAATTCCACAATCGGAATGCTATTCATGGCGAGGACAACCTAATGGCAGACATCACAATAGCTGATTATGGTACAGTAACTACTGCAGTTACTGGTATTGATCAAACAAAAATGGTAGAGTCAACTGCTACTGGATTTGTTAATCCTACTTTTTCTTCCGTATCTAGAGTAACTAGTGCTGCAAATGCTCCAACTAATTTTAATATTGGTGATCTTACAGATCCTCCTGCAGGATCTAGAGCAGCTGAAAGAGGTTTATTATATGGCAGGAGACCACATCGTGGATTGCTGTACCCTAGAGGATATTATAACAAGTAACTAAATACATCAGAAGAATAGTAGCGTTTAGAAATGGCATTAGATTTCCCCGCATCACCGAATATTAATGACACGTATACGTTTGGTGGTGTAACGTGGACTTGGGATGGAACAACTTGGAAAGTTCTAGGTAGGTTTCAGTTCACTTCTACTGAAACTGATCCTGTTTTTAGCGCATCGCCTTCTTCAAACATTCTTCAATCCAATATTGATAATTGGAATACAGCATATGGTTGGGGAGACCATTCAGGTGCTGGTTATTTAACATCAATAGGATCTATTAGTAGTCATAGTGACGTAACAATAGCAACTTTACAAGATGGACAGTTATTAAAGTACAGTGTTGCTAATTCTGCGTGGGAAAACTGGAGTCCTAATTATCTTACTTCATATACAGAAACTGATCCTGTATTTGCTGCATCACCAGCTGGAGGTATTACAGGAACAAACATTGGTAACTGGAACACCGCTTACAACTGGGGTGACCATAGCACTGGAGGATATTTAACAGCAGAGTCGGATACTCTTGCTAGTGTAACAGGTAGAGGTTCATCAACTACAACTGATATTACAACTACTGGTAAAATTTATTATTCTAATAACTTTGCTGATCTGACTGCACTTAACGCCGTCAATCCTACCACATATCATGGTATGTTTGCACATGTTCATGCAGAAGGTCATGGATATTTTGCACATGCAGGTGCATGGACACAGTTACTAGACACTGGATCTTCAATTAATGAACTAGCTGATGTAACTACTGGAACTATATCTACAGGTGACGTACTAACATGGAATGGTAGTGCTTGGGCAGCTGTTGCTCCTACTGGAGGTGGTGGAGGTAGCGGTGCTAACGTAACTATATCTGACACTATTCCTGCTGGTACTCCTAATGCTGGTGATCTTTGGTGGGAAAGTGATACTGGTCGTCTCAAAATTTATTATCAGGATGTTGACACTGGTCAGTGGGTTGATACTAACCCACCACTAGCAGCTTCCTCAGGTGGTAGCGGTTCAAGCACTGGTAACTTTACTGGTAACTTTACTGGTAATGTAGATGCTGGTGTAGTAACCTCAGATGTATTTAAAAAGAATGTATCTCAATCTGAGTCTAATCTAATTAGTATTTCTGAACTTAAAGCAATCGTGGCAGCTTCAGCAGACTTTGCTGCATTCAAAACTAACATTGCAGCACTAACAGATAATTAATAAATATCTCTGATAAAAGTTTTTTAAAAAATGGCATACACTACCAACTATTCATTCAAAAGATTTGATGCTACTGGAAGCATTATGTATGTGGTAGTGAACATTCTTAATGACGCTGGAACTCCAGCAGTAGTTGAAACCATAGATTCTTTTCCAATAAAATTACCTATTGATGCAGCTGGAGCAGTTCTTCAAGGTACTAACTTAGACTCTCATATTACCACTACGTTAGCTAGTGTATTTGATGCCAATTATTTACAGCAAAGAAAATATCAATATGATAATGGTAATGTCGTAACAAATGCTCATCTAATCTACACATTAACTTCAGAAATTGAAGCTGGTGAGCAAGCACCTCAAGTTGTTGGTTTTATATTTGATCCAAGCGGAACACCAATTAATGGTGTAACTGTTACATCTAGCAACGGACAGAGTGCAACTACTGATGTCTCTGGTGGATTTATATTTGCAGCAACTGGTGGTTTCCAAAAAGTAACTGCTAGTAAGAGTGGATACTTTAGTAACTTTAAGATGATTACTGTTGATGGTATTACCAATGTGAATATTACTTTATTGGTAGAATCAGGTACAGGATCCTCAGTTAGTTTGACTGGTCTTACTTCAGGTGCTGTTACTGGAACTGGTACTGGTCGTGCATCTAATAATGCGGAGGTTGAGTTCCCCGTTAATGCTATTGTTGATGGAAGTAATAACCCAGTGGCATCTGCTACTATGAAAATTGGTAACATCGTGGTATCTGATACAGGAGCAGCTGATGTTTTTCCTGGTTATTTCTTAGGTGATGTGAGTGGATCTAATGATCCGATTGAAAGTTATGGTTACATCAATGTAAGTGTAGAAGATGGAAGTGGTAATCCTCTATCTTTAAACCCTGCTATTGGTGCGATAGTTCGTATACCAGTAAATCCAGATCCAGTTGGAACCAATACTATTAATGCATGGAGACTTAATGAAACTACTGGTATCTGGGAACAAGCTGGTACTGCTACCAGAGTTGGTGCAACTAATGTATTTGAATTTACAACCACTACCTTCTCTTGGTTGAACCTTGACGTACCATTAACAAGCACATGTAGTTTAACTGTTACTGTATATGCTTCCAAAGAAGGAGCTACTCCTGTAACTAAGGCAAAAGGTGTTGATGTAACTGTTGGCGTTGGTACTTCTTGGGGTAGTAGACCAACTGTTTGGCAAGGTAGAGGAACAACAGATTCTAATGGTCAAGTAACAATGGATGTTCCTCCTGGTTATCTTTCAGTTCGTGGTAAAAGAGGTTTAACAACTTTCTTAGGTGATAGTTATGGAACCAGTGGAACTGCAGGATCATGCACAGCATTTATAGATCTTTATCCAGATACAACCGATAATCCAAGCACTCCATCAGCACCAACACTAGCTTTAACTTCTCCAACAACTCTTGTAACAAACCAAGCAGCTACTATATCATGGGTTGGTGGTAAAGCATCTAATACTATAAAGTTACAGACACTTGATCCAGTTACAGAACAAATAACCACTACGACACTTTTATCAAACTCTATCCTTGTTAGTGGGTCTATAAGTTTTACACCAACACTCACTGGTCATCTACATCAATTCTTTATTGAAGCAGTTGATTTTAATGGAGATACATCAACAGCATATTCTCCAAACACTGCAGTTCCATCTTAACTCTAAATAACACGGAAGGGGTATTTTAAGAAATGGCAATCAATTTTCCTAGCACAACAGGACAACCAACAAATGGATCTTATACTTATACAGTAGCTGGTATTACTTACTCGTGGGATGGATCATCTTGGGCAGCAGCAGGTGCTGGAGCTAGTGCAACCGATACAACTCTCTTTAGTGTTAGTACAAATCCTGCTGGTACTGCAGCTCTTTCTTACAATAATAATAATGGTGCGTTTACATATACTCCTCCTGATCTCTCTGGTTACCTAACATCAGAAAGCGATAATCTCTCCAATGTTCTAAGTAGAGGAAATGGATCAGGTGCAAATGATATTGAGATTGCTGATAACCAATCAATTAAATTTGGTGCTTCATTTGACCTATCTATTTTTCATAATACAACTTCTGGATCTAATATCAGAGAGAATGGATTTGGTCCTCTTAATATATGGGGTACAGATATTAATTTTCTTGACTCTACAGGAACTGAGACAAAGGCAACTTTTTCTACAGGTGGTGCTTGTACACTGAGTTGGAGTGGAGCAACAAAATTTGAGACCACAACAAATGGTGCAACAATTACAGGAGCACTTACAGCTGGTGGAAATACTTATCCAACAACTAACGGAAATATTGGAGAAGCATTGATTGGAGATGGAGCAGGTAATATTGGATGGGGTCCTGTTGCAAGTGTTGGATTGCAGTCAAGAAAAACAGCACAAGTAACACAGTCTATTGCTAGTGGTGCTGCAGCAAACGTATCTATTTCAACTGCTAAAGGATTTGTTTTGTATAGTATTGAGACATCACATGCTGCATGGGTGACATTATATACTGATACAACTAGTAGAACTGCTGATGCTGGTAGACTTGAAACTACAGATCCTACGCCAGGTTCTGGAGTTCTATCAGAAGTTATCACCACAGGAGCAGTAACACAACTAATTACACCAGGAACTGTTTGTTTTAATTCTTCTCCCACAGCAACAACTTATGCTAAGGTTGTAAACAAGGGTGGATCTACAGTAAACATTACTGTTACTCTTACTTACGTTCAGATAGAGAATTGATATGGAAGAGAAAATCTACATCGTAACGCTCTACAAACATGAGGATCTAGAGCAGTTTTACAATGAGATGAGTGGATTCCATCTAGTAATGAAGCGTCCTATGAGTAGGAACACTCATTACAAAATGACTGAGGAACAGGCAAAAAAATTACGTCAAGATCCTAGAGTTTGGGATGTACAATTACCACCAGAAGAACTTGGTATGGTAATAGGAAGAGATGTAATTAATTACAACGAGTATAATATCACTGGAAATTTTTGGAAAGAAGATACAGTAGGATCTGCAACAATAAATGCTACAGATAGACAGTGGGGACATATTCATTGTGCTGGAGATACAGCACAAAGAGGTAAGGGTCAGTTTGGTGTTGTTAGTGATGGTGGAACATATGAACAAGTAATTGAGACTATAGATGTTTTTAATGATGGTAAACATGTTGATGTAGTTATTTGTGATGATCCAGTATCGTATGATTGTCAGGAATGGTTTAGTCCTACCACAGGTCAGACAAGATTTGTGCAGTATGATTGGTATGGTCAACTTAATACTCTTGTAGGAACTATTGATGATGATGGTATGAGCTTACCAACAGGATCATATCCAAACTACTTTGATAATGCTACTAACACAGAGAGTCATGGTACACATGTTGCTGGAACAGTAGCGGGACAACATTATGGATGGGCGAGAGAGGCAAACATTTATAGTTTGCAAGTCCTTGGTAATAATTCAAACACAGGAACACCTGTACCAGCTCTATTGATTTTTGATTACTTAAGAGCTTTCCATAGAAACAAGGCAATCAATCCTGATACTGGTATTAAGAACCCAACTATTACGAATCATAGTTGGAGTTATCGTTATGATTTTTCTGATATATTAGAGAAATCAAATTTTAATCTTTCAGATTTTGTCTCAGTAAATTATAGAGGAACAATTTATAATAGTAGTAATCCCAATCCATCTGGTTGGACATTGGCAGGACTAGAAACTGACTTTGGTTTTGCATCTAATAAAATGAAAATAAATTCTGACTATGCAGCAATCAATGCTGATGTAGAGGATGCTATTAGTGAGGGCGTAGTTATTGTCGCAGCAGCTGGTAATAATAATTTTCATTGTGTGCCAGATGGAGATCCTGATTACTCTAATACAGTAAGTTTTATAAATGGCGGAACATACTTTTATAATAGAGGAGCAGCACCAGGTAATTCACTCAATGCTATATGTGTTGGATCTTTAAGTAATCATCATAACTTTAGGAGGTCAACCTTCTCTAACTTCGGACCTCTGATTAATATATTTGCACCAGGAAATAAAATTCTTTCTGCATATGATAGTAGTGGACTTGCTGATAGTAAGTATGGTGGAGCACCAAACTATTACTATCCTATAAATGGAACCAGTATGGCATCACCACAAGTAGCAGGTGTACTAGCATGTTTAGCTACTGGTAAGGAAAGATTTAATCAGAATGACGCCAAAGGATATTTGGATAGCACTGGTATTTACAATGACATGAGTTGGGATGTTGGTAGTGGTAGTGGAACTTCTGCAGCAACAATTAATATAACAGTAACAGCACCATCATTCTCATATTACACAATTAGTGGAGGAGATAGAAATGGTCCTGTAAGTGGTAATAATGCTGGAGTAGTTATGTATGTTGGTGATACAATCAACTTCAATCTATCAAACGTATCTGGTTCTCATCCATTCCGTATTAGAAATTCACCTGGCGGTACAGATGTAAGTAATCCAGTAGCATCGGGTCAAGGTTCTACTGGTAATTCAACAGTGTCATGGACACCAAATACAGTGGGTGATTATGTTTATCAATGTAGTAATCATGGTAGTATGTATGGAACTATAGCTGTAACAACAGCACCTACTAACGCAGGAACGTTTGCTGATAATACTTGTAAAAAAGGTAGTCCTGATATATATTTGATTGCAAAAAATCCCAGAGAGGGAGTGACTGGAATGATATCTAAACAGGTTGGTGCTAGATCTAATGATAAAAGTGCTCTAAAATATCCTAGAATTTCTACATTTTATAGGGCAGCTCCAGCAGCACTACCTAAAACATTTACACTTACTGTTACTAATATCGGTGCATCACATTATGTGTTCAATGGTTCTGATAGAGGAGCTGATCATGTTGATGCACAAGATCCAGTAATCAATTTGAATCAAGGTGATACTCTAATACTTACATTTAATATTTCTGGAAGTCATCCATTTTGGATTAAAACAGTAAGAACAACAGGAACATCTGATGGAGTTACAACAGGAACCATTACAAACAATGGTCAGCAATCATCTAACTTAACATGGGATACAAATGGAGTAACACCAGGAACTTATTGGTACATTTGTCAGTTCCATCTTGCAATGGCTAACTCTATCATTGTAACTTAGAGCATAAATAAACAAGAGCACTAGTATTTACTGGGAATAAATGGCTGATCGTTTTCCGTTAATTGTCAATTCTGTATCAAAGAAGATTGAAGAACTGGTATCAGGGGACAATTTAGATCTTACTGGCAACGGTATTGTTGTTAGTACAGACACTGGTGCAGGAAAATATTTAACGAGTGATGGGACAACAGTTTTTTGGGGAGCTCCTGGCGATGTTTATCTTACACAAACTCAAACATTAACAAATAAAACATTAGAGTCTTCTATTATTTCTGGATCAAATAATACTATCTCAAACATCGCTAATAGTTCACTTGTAAACTCTGGTATCACAGTCAACGGAACCACTATTCCTTTAGGTGGAACTGTAGTAACACCAGATAACAATACTACGTATGTCGTCTCTGCTGAAGATGGTTTAGCAACATCTGAAAAAATTATCCGTTTAACTTCTGGTGGTAATTCTGGTGCTGGTGTTGATGACGATATTATTTTAGCTGTAGGAGCACCTGCATCAGTTCCATCTGGATCAAATTCCGTATCTTTGTTCCTTGATAGGGCAGGAGATAAGTTAACTATATCTGGACATGTTGTAGACAACAACACGATCACAACTCTTAATGCTCCTGGCGGAAGCAATACTTCTGGAGCAATCAACTTTACATCAACTGGTGCTGCAACAGTTTCTATGACTGGTAGCACTATAAATGTTGATGCTCTTGATACTGATACTAGAACTAAAATTCGTGCTGGATCTGGAGGTACATACGGTCCTGCTGATACACAACAAGGATTATTTACCTTTTTAGATGGTACAGGAACTACAGTATCTCAAAGTGTTGATGGTAATGGAGATCCTACTATTACTTACACATCAACTGATAATGTAACTCAAATTCGTGGAGGATCTACTGGCACATATACACCAACTGCGACAGGAACATCAGCAACTCAAGTTTCTATTGAAGGTGGAACTGGTGGTAATGTAACAGTATCACAATCAGGTAATACTATTTTAATTGATAGCGTAGATACTAACACTGTTACTAAAGTTGGTAGTGATAATAACGGAAGTCCTATTTCACCACAGGCAGGAGATTTTATATTCAAGCAAGCTGGTGCTACGACTATTACCCAGTCTACGAATCAAAGTGGACAAATTGAAGTCACCGTTAGTTCTATTAACAGTGATACTGGTGCTACTTTAACTGCTAGTAATGGAATTATCTTAGCAACTAATGATTTTAGATTAAAAAATGCTTCCAACCTTGGAGGAAACACAGTATTAAAATGGGATGATGGTAATTCACAGTTAGCAGATAGCATCATTACTGATGATGGAACTACAGTAACCATTGGCGGTGACTTGGTTGTCAGTGGAACACAAACTATTTTTAACACAACTGTTCTTCAAGTAGAAGATAATATAATTGAACTTAGAAAAGGAAATAATTTAACAGGATTTGAAGGTGGAATTCAAGTTAATAGAACTACTGATTCATCTGGCGTTGTAACTTCGTATCAACAACTTCAGTGGAATGAAACAGGAGGATACTGGAGATCTTGGGATGGTTCTGTAGAAAATAGATTTGTAACAGAGAATGAAACTCAAGTTCTAACAAACAAAACATTAACTAATCCAACATTTACAACACCTACTCTTGGTGCTGCAACAGCAACTTCAATTAATGGATTAGAGATTGCCTCTACTGCTTCCGCTTCTCTTGATATTCAATCTGGTAAAGCGGTTGATATTGATAACGACTTTACATTTACATCTGATAACGCTACGGCAAATGTCAACGTTAACTTCAGAGTTGGTGGTGATGTAGCATATAGATCTGATACTCTTGCATCATTCTCATCTACAACTTCTACTCAACTTCGTACTTTAATCAGTGGTACAACTGGTACTGATGATCTTGTATTTCAAACTAGTCCTGTTATTCTAACCAGTTTAGTAACCACATCCACTGGTTTTGCTCTACTTAATTCTGGTGCTCAATCAATTCAGTTTGGTGGAGCTGCAACTCAGATTGATATTGGTGCTCAAACAGGTACTGTAAATCTTAATGGTGATCTGACAGTAGCAAAAGACTTGACAGTTGGTGCTGCTAATACCGATTTATTTACATGTAATGCAAGAGTTGATTTTGCTAACTCTGATATTTTAATTAGAGGTGGATCTACTGATCCAATGACCATAGGTAGAGGAACAGGTTCAGTTGCTTCAAACACTGCCTTGGGTAAGCAAGCATTGTTCTCTGTCAGTTCTGGTTCTCAAAATACAGCTACTGGATATGAATCTCTATTCACTACAAATAGTGGTGCTGGTAATAGTTCATACGGATATCAAGCTTTAAGATCCAATGGTGTTGGAACTAACAACACTGCAATGGGTCGTTCTGCAATGCTTGGAAACCTTGAGGGAGATAGCAACGTTGCAATTGGCTCTAATGCATTAGAGACAAACACTGTTGGAGATGCTAACGTCTGCCTCGGATTCTATGCTGGATACAATGCTACAGGATCTGGTAACGTATTAATAGGTCCTGCTGATAGCACAAACCCAGTTAACGATGCTACTTATTCACCGTTAAATGCTGGTGGAGATAGACAACTTGTTATTGGATCTGGAACTGAGTTCTGGATTAGAGGAGATCAAAACTTTGATGTTACTTTAAACAATGATGTTACTGTCAACAGTAGTCTTACAGTCAAAGGTGACTTTATTGTCAACGGTACTCAAACTGTAGTTCAATCTAACGTATTAGAAATAGCAGATAAAAATATTGAACTTGCTAAAGTTTCAAGTACACAATTTACTTGTACCACTACTGATGGTTCTGCAGCTATCAGTTCTATTTCTCCTACACTAGGATTGATTCCTGGCATGGTGGTTACTTCTAATACTGCTGGTGTTTCAGTTCCTGGCGGAACAACAATTCTCACTATTTCTGGTAACACTGCAACACTTTCTAATAACGTAACAGGTGCTGGTACACCAACCTTCAGTGCTATCGGTCCTTCTGATACTGCTGCTGATGGCGGTGGTATTATTCTAAAAGGTTCTCCAAATGATCATACATTTACATGGTCTAATGCCAATGATGCTTGGCAGTCTTCTGAGGACATAGATATCCCCAACGGTAAGACATATAATATTATTGATGGTGCTGGAAATGCACAAGTTGTTTTAAGTGAAAGTCAAGTAGGACCTAATAGTGGAACTGCATCTCTTGGCACCGCTGTTCTTAGTTCTTCTCTAACTTCTGTTGGAACTTTAGTTGCACTAGACGTTTCGGGACTTGTAAATTTCTCAGGAGGAAGTCTTAGTTTAGGAACAGCAAATACTTCATCTGGTCATATAAATGCATTGGAAAATATGACATTTAATATTGATACAGATAATGATGATACAAATAGAAGCTTTAAATTCTGTACTGATGCATCTGATGGTAGCGGAACTACATTGTTTCAAATTGATGAAGGTGGTAAATTAACTTGTTTTGATACTGTTTCTATTGATAGCACTGCGGGTCACATTGTCATGGGTGATAGTGATTTGTCAGGTGGAGCAGTCGCTGTAGATCCTTACATATATTTGAGAATGGGATCTCTCGGTAATACCAGTAATGATACTGAAGTGACTGCACTCATGATCACTGACAACAACAGTAGACAAAATCAGACTGAAGGTGCAGGAAGTTGGAAATCAAAAATACAATTTAATAGTACACAAATTAACGGCAACACAGCTTCTGAAGGTGCTAGTATTGTACATGACATAACATATAATAACTATAGTAGTACAAAGATGAGGTCAGATCTTGTCTTTAAAACTAGAGGAGATGCACAAACAGCATCATCTGATGCAGCAACTGAGAAACTTCGCATTATGCATAATGGTGAAGTAAGAATTAATGGAGATGGTTCTGGTGGAGGATATTTAAGAATCCAAAAAGAGAGAGATACTGCATATAGTTCTAGCGGTGGAAATAATCAAGATTTAATTGTTAACCAATTTAGTGGTTCTACAAACACTGGAGGATATTCATCTCTTGCATTACAGTGTAATTATACTGGACAGACTGGTGCTTGGGTTGCTATAAATGCTGTCAGAACAGCTGTTGGAGAAGCAGATTTAACTATAAACCCAAGAAATAATAGTACTGGAGATGTAGAAAGAGTTCGCATCAAAGCAAATGGAGAGGTATCTATAGGAGATCCACCTTCCTCTGGAGCAGGATTATTAAATATAAAACCAGGTTCTAGTGATGACACTTATCTCAAGTTTAGAAGAGCAGCAGATTTTAATACTACTTTTGATGGTACTGCAATTGATTCTCGTAATAGTGCTAATAGTACAAGTACAGATTTAATACTTAGAGCAAACAAAATGTCTTTATGGCTAGGTTCAGGCACAGAGAGAGCTCGCTTCACAGATGGTGTTGGTAGTGCTGATACTGCTTTTGTATTTGATGGAGCAATATGTGGTGGAAATTATGATGCTAATAACGCTTTAGCATGTGGTCGTGTAGTAAAAACTAAAGGACCAGGATTCTTAGGACCAGGTAGTAGTACAACTCATACCGTGGGTACATCTTACGGAGCAGGAACAATGGTTGTTCATTGTATTAAAGTTGCTGATGCAAGTATTCAATCATCATTCCTCTATGATATTCAAGGAAGAGGAACTGGAGACATGAACAGGAGTAATCAACGTACTATTACACAAAATAGTGGAGTAAACGTTTCTGTTACTGATACAGCACAAGGAGTATCAATTACTAATAATGAAAGTTTCACTATTAAGTATGCTATTACTATTGATATAACAGGAGATGTATTACCATCATGACATCATTAATAATCATAGTAATATTAATAGCAGCTACAGGTTGGATGATAAGATATTACGATCCACATAACTAATCGTATACATATATTATATTATGGAATGAAGACAAATGAATAAATGGATTGGAATTAGTTTAGGAACTTTACTAGGCATTTCTCATATAGGAATGATAAGTTTTGTCGCTACCAGACAAACAGAACCACCACTACCATCAGTGGATTTACCTGTAGGTCCTTACACATCATATAAAGTAAGTGTATCAGACGAAGGATATGCTATATCATACTCAGCAAATGATCCTAAGACAGCATACATTACTAAGGATATCAAGACCAAAGGTGGATTCTTAGGACTAGCAACAGAGACAACTAAAGTTGCTGAGGAATATTTCATGGACGGTGCAATCAACCAAGGTGGTGCTGTATCTAATACCAGATCATGGTTAGATCAGAAACCTGGTTTGACTCATGAACAAGCAGCAGAGATAAGTGCTGAAAGAATTGCATGTATCAAAGCAATAGGATCAGGAGAAGG